AGGACGCCGACACGTCAACAATTGAGCTATCAATCGAAAACAAATTGATTGATTTAGAACGACCGCGCACAGCCAGATTTACGTCAGCTTATCAAAAGTCAATTTTCCCCGACGATCTGGGTTTGGATTTTGTTGAGGACTTGCAGGACAAAGAAATTGTTTGGGGTCGCAGTGCAGGTTAAGTTTGCGCAAGAGTTTCTAATTTCGTGCCGAGATGAGGCGCAGCTTTTAATCGAACAACACTGGCAAGAAATTGCGATGCATAAAAGCAAAATCAAACTCAATCCAAATTGGGATGCTTATGAGGCGCTTGAACAATCTGGGCAATTGTCGATTTTCACCGCGCGACTAAAAGGCGAACTGGTCGGTTATTTTGTGACGGTCAACACGCCAAATCCGCATTATCAAGATCACGTTTTTGCGGCAAATGACGTGTTGTATTTATCGCCAATCGCTCGGCGCGGCTGGGCTGGTTTGGGTTTAATAAAATTTGCAGAGCGGTGCCTGCGTGCAGATGGAGTGAGTGTCATGGCGATCAACACAAAAGTGCATCGACCATTTGACGCGGTCCTAAAGCGACTTGGATTTGAACAGGCCGAGCGCGTTTATACTAAATTTCTGGGTGACAAATAATGACTGTTACTGGAACGCTATTTTCGGTTGCAGGCTTCAAAGCGGCTGCAGGTTATTTTGTCACAACGTGGGGAGTCTATGCGCTCAAATCAATCGCAACAAATTTGATTCTAGGCGCGCTATCTTCAAAACCTAAAAGTGGGTCCAGCAATAGAGGTTATAGCGTCACGCAGACTGGCAGTGCGCTTGACCATCAGATCATCTATGGAAAAATGCGGATTGCTGGCGCTAGGATATTTGATCACACAACAGGCGTCAGCAATAAATATCTGCACCGCGTTCTTGGCTTTGCGGGGCATGAAATTGAGGCGTTTGATACGATATATATTAACGATGAAGTGGCAACGATTAGTAGCAATGGCAACGTTACCTCTCCAGCGAAGTATGTTAAGAACACTTTAAAAAGAGTTAGACAACAGAACTCTAGTGGAGAATTTGAATATGTATATCAAGCCTCAACCACGCATTTAATTAGGTTTAAGTTACATAATGGTTCTTCAACTCAATTAGCAGACACTGACCTTGTGGCAGAAGCAGACGAGTGGACAACAGAACATACTCTTTCAGGTATAGCTTACATGTATGTGCGGCTTGAACTTGACTATGACGCCTTTCCCAATGGAGTGCCGCAAATTACGGCGGTTATAAAGGGCAAAAAAGTTTATGACCCGCGCACAAGTGCAACAGCTTGGTCAGACAATCCAGCACTGTGCGTGCGCGATTACATTTTGTCATCTGGTTATGGGCTAGGCGAGGCTGCGATTAACATTGATGACACGTCAGTCACAGCTGCGGCAAATATCTGCGATCAAACCAACACGACCGCATCAACGACGCGCTACACAACAAACGGCGCATTCACGACGGCGATCCAGCCGGGTGAGTTGTTAACAAATATACTGACTTCAATGAGCGGCACGCTTTGGTACGCGCAGGGAAAATGGCGAATGAAGGCTGGCGCGTTTACTGCTTCGGCATTATCGCTGGATGAAAACGACTTGCGCAGCGGCATCACGGTTTCAACTCGGCACAGCCGACGCGACAATTTTAACGAGATAAAAGGTACGTTCAAAGGCGACGAAAGCAATTACCAAGTGACCGATTTTCCTTCTGTCACAAATTCTGCATTTGTCACGGCTGATAATGGTCAAATCACAACAGCTGACGTCGAATTGCAATTTACTGATAATTCAATTGAAGCGCGGCGTATTGCGCGGATTATGCTTGAAGAAAACCGGCAGCAATTAACGATCAGAGCAAGTTTCGCCATGCGCGCTCTGGCTCTGCAGGTTGGCGACACTGTTCAAATCAGCAACGCGCGATTTGGCTGGTCTGCCAAATTGTTTCAGGTTGCCGAGTGGAAATTTGGCTTAGACGATGATCTTGGTTTCGGCGTTGAAATGACGTTGAAAGAAACAGCGGCCAGCATTTATGACGAAGTTGACGATGGCTTAGTATATGAGCGCGACAACACAACCTTGCTGTCGCCTTTTGAGGTGCCAACAGTTGGAATTAGTTTGAGCAGCGAGTTGCGCAGAGTGCGCGGTAAAGTTATGTCAGTTTTGCTTGCCGACATAAGCACAGAAAGCGCGCTCGTCGATCAAGTTGAAGTGCAATTTAAAAAAACAAGCGATACAAACTATTCGCCGTTGTCAGTATCAAGCGGATATACTGGCACTGTCCGCGCTGAATCATTTGGCGTCGAAGATGGATTTTACGACGTGCGTGCAAGGGCGATCAACGGGCTTGGAGTGCGCGGCGAGTTTAACACTGTGTCAAATTTCTATGTTGACGCATTGGCGATCCCGCCTGCCGACGTGACAAATTTTGACGGGCAAGCTGTTGGATCAACGTTGCATTTAAACTGGACGCCTGTCGCTGATCTTGATTTGGCGCATTACGTTATAAGATACTCGAATCAGACAAGTGGAGCGACATATTCCGCAGCTGAAGATTTGGCGCAAGTGGTCAGCAGTTCATCAAGTTTGGCTGTGCCAGCGGCATCAGGAACGTATTTTATCAAAGCTGTTGATGACACGACAAGCGGGTCAAACGTCAGCGAAAACGCCGCCAGTTTTGTCATCGCAAACGTTGATATTAATGATCTAAATGTTGTTGCAACGTTAACCGAAAATTCAAGTTTTACCGGCGTAAAATCTGACGTGGTTTTAAATTCATCCGGCAAATTAGAGTTGGATGCTTCGCCAAAGTTTGACGCGGCAACAGGCAACTTTGATGATCGCGCAGGCAACTTTGACGGCAACTTCGGTGGCTATCTGTTAAGCGGCATTTACTATTTTGCAAATAATCTAGACCTTGGGCAAAAGTACACAAGCCGCCTGACCAACAATGTCACAATGGAGCGGTTTGACGTCACCGACACAATGGACCTTGCAACTGGCAATTTTGACAGCCGCGCTGGTGTGTTTGACGGTGATCCAACTGCGTTCAACGATGTTTCGGTTTTTGTCGAAATGCGTCATACAGACGATGATCCAGCAGGCACGCCAACATTTACAGATTGGTCGGCCTTCACGGTGGCTGACGTGGCCGCTAGAGCGTTGCAATTTCGTTTGCTGATGACGTCAACAGATACAAACGTGACGCCGCTTGTCAGCGCGCTTTCAGTGAGCATTGACATGCCCGACCGGACAGAGGCGCAATCAGATATCACGTTCACTGGAACAAAAGCAGTCACATTCCCGACCGCGTTCAAAGCAACACCTGCAATCGGTTTGTCACTGGCAAATTTGACAGATGGCGACCGCTACACAATCACAGGCAAAAGCCGCAACGGCTTCACGATAAACACATTTACAGGCGGGTCAGCCAGCACAAACGCTGTGACTTTGGATTACGTCGCCAAAGGCTTCGGAAAGGAATTAAGCTAAATGTCTCAACATGATTTTAATATCGCAAATCAGAGTTTTCCGGCGACGCGAACTGATCTGAATAGCGCGTTGGTTGCGCTGGCGTCAAATTCGTCAGGCGATGCAGAGCCTGCAACAAAATACGCAAATCAGTGGTGGTTTGAGACTGACACCAACATTTTAAAACTGCGGAATCAAGCAAATGACGCTTGGATTTCGATTGCAGTGCTTGACCAATCGGGCAACTCTGTGCAGTCAATTACAACGGCTGGGCTGGTCTTGGGCGCAACGGCAATCAGCGCGACAGGTGCAGAACTTAATCAATTAAGCGCTATTACTAGGGGTTCTATCCTTTATGGTAATGCCTCTGGTGCTACTGCGAGGCTTGCCAAGGGTGCTGCTGGAACAGTATTAAGTTCTGATGGTACAGACATATCTTGGGCCGCTGCTGCTGGTGGTGGGGCCGATGTCCAAACATTTACTAGCAGCGGAACTTGGACGAAACCTTCATCTGGAACACTATGTATTGTTTATGCGGCAGGCGGTGGTGGCGGCGGGGGGCGTATAACAGGCACTAATAACGGTCCGGGGTT